ACTACGCCCATGCCATCGGCATGGAGCGGCTGGCCACGTTGATGGACGAACTCTTTGGTCTCTCGATCAGTGAGGGGGCAATCAGCAACATCCTGGCCCGCTCTCGCGAACCGCTGCTTGATGCCGCCTCGACGATTGAGAAAGTGGTGCTCGCCAGCCCGGTGGTCTGCTCCGACGAGACCTCGGCGCGGGTGAACCGGAAGAACTGGTGGGAATGGGTGTTCGTCACCACCGTGGCCGTGCTGCATGTGATCAAACCCAGCCGCGGCAAGGCCGTGGTGACGGCGCTGTTCGGCGAAATCCGGCCCGAGGTGTGGGTCTCCGATATGCTGGGCAGCCAAAAGGGCCACGGTGTTGAATGGCAGGTGTGCCTCGCGCGTCTGCTCCGCGACGCCAAATATGCAATTGAATGCGGCGATACCGCCTTCAGCGCGCCGTTCAGGAAGCTGTTGTTGCGTGCCATCGCGATGGGACAACGGCGAGAGACGCTGAAGGACACGACCCTGAGGCAATATTTGTACGACCTCGAACGCCGGCTCGACCGGATCATCAAGGCGGTCCCAATTGGCGAGCCTGGACGAAAGTTACGCAACCGCATGCTCGCCAACCGGGCGCATCTGTTCATGTTCATGACCAGGCGGGATGTGCCGTTCACGAACAACATATCCGAACGGCATCTTCGGCCCAGTGTGATCTTCCGCAAGGTGACCAACTGCTTCCGCTGCGAGTGGGGTCCGGAGACCTATGCCGCTTTCCGCTCGGTCGTCAGCACCGCCAAAGCCAATGGCACGTCGGTCTACGACACCATCCAGTTCGTGCTGTCAGCCAAACGACCCGTCGAGGTGGTGCCCGGCGTGGGGTGAGCAATTACGAATCAGAAGATATTCGCAAGTCCCTGAATTGAATGAATAAAATGCCATCGATCGTGGTCAGGCAATGAAAAAGCAACATCAAAGGGCACGCCGTTCCGGACAAGATATAGGCATTCGGCTAGATCGGCGTGCCCACGGCGTTTCCCTCGGGTGATCCACCGAACAGTCCTGATCCTCTGTCATGCTCGTCCAAAGCATCAGATACAGCCTGCAAACCTTCATCTCCTAGGTCGGCAACAGCTGCTTCTATCTGACGTTCATTTGTTGGAAATGGTCGGGGAATGCCATTCAACTCAACGACAGATAGTGTCAGAGCAGCCATATTTAGCCACGCGTCATTTTGGGATAATTCTGGTCCCGCGGCTTTTAGCAAGCGCAGTCGGTCCAGTGCATTAATACGACGGACTTTTAGATTTCGGCCGGAGCCATCCTGGGTTTCGAATGTCAGACTGGAGGCAGAAATGATCAAACCGGAAGGAGTCACATCCGCATCCTACGTGACGCGAAAAAGTCCAATTTCTGTTTTACCGCTGTGTCACCTCGCCATTGCCCAGCGTTCACCAGGTGAAATACCACCGAGTCATACTGATAGGTTGAAGTGGAGCCATCTACCTCCGATACATATTGATACATGGAGCTTGTGGCGTTCATAGAGCCATTGAAATAGCTCTGCTCGGCATTTGCGATGAAATCTTCAACAACCGAGTCCCCTCGCTCCAGGTCGAAGCTTCCTTCCCAGCCTTTTGGTAGTTCCATGCCCAGTTGATTCCCATCCAACCGGTTTACTCTAATCGACTGGGTAACTTGCCGGCTTTCAAAGCCAGTGACATGGCTCAAAGTGATTTGGCCGGAGGGGCTAATCACCACAAGCTGAGTGTCACGCCCGACCGAAAAAACAGAAATGCCCACTGACGTACTCCTATTGGCCTGGCTGGCTGGTTGGCAGCGTTTGCTGAGTTATCTGTACAGTTTGCCCTCCTTCGAGACTGACAATAAACTTCTCATTAATTGCCTGATATCGGATCTGGACGTTTGCCTGGACATATCCGAGCGCGGTCATACTAAGCGGATTATTCGAGATATCGCATATGACGCTAAACGGTGCCGTTCCATCCGTGGTGCCCAATAGTCCTTGGTTCAGCATGTTTTGTAGGAATGACAACAGCGTCCCACGAATATTCTGAAATAAACCGGCAGTAATCACCTGGCCAACATATTCCCCCATCCCGGCAGACAAAGTTTGGGAAATAAAGTTCGTCAATCTTACGTAATTATCTCCATTTATCATCAGGTCTGACGATGAGTTTTTTCCGCCCCGGACGCCCCAGAACGACCCGGCTGGTTGTGGATTTGATATTACATCGATACCAGCACTGAAGAGTGTCGCCAGATCCGCGGTGGAATACGATGAAGCTTCTCCGGATTGCGGTTGACCGGAAGTCTGGCTGCCGATTATCCCATAGAGCGGCTTGTTCAGGCTTGACTGCTCGGGCGATAGATTCGCGAGGCGACCCGCAACGAAGCCTTGGGGAGAGACCAGGCGGATCAGGCCGTTTGTCTGGTCTGACCACCACAGCCAATCACCGAACATCAACTTGGCGGAGTAACTGTCAAGCCCAACGGATTGTTTCATAACGACCGCGTTGGAAATCGTATCGCCGGCTGGACCCGTGAGGATTACATACAAGCCTTCGTCCAGACCGAACTGCGCCTGACTGGACCAGATCTGCGGGTCATCTGCGTCAGCGAGCAACCCTAATCCGCATCCCTGCCCTCTGAGGGCATACATGCCACTCCGGGCGGCGCCATCCTGACCGATTAGTTGAAGCCCTGTGACGCCGGAAGCGCCATCGGCGCCATGAGTCGCGGATCCCAGGGTTATCAAGGTGTTCGTCGGAGTGCTGGAGTTGCCATTGGGCTGGATGGTAATCATGCGCGACGCCGATCTGTTAACGCCTGCTCCTGTGTTGACGGCTGCCGCGAGGGCGATCCAAAAGGCAGCGCTGTTTCCTGGAATATTGTCAAAAACTTCTGGTTGGAGCCCGGGAAGACTGACAATAAGCATCCAGCTCGATAGCTGCGACCCTGGTTGGATTGTAACGGTTATCTGATTGCCGAGCGAACCGGTGTACAGTGCGGTGATCGTCGATGCGCAGCCAGGCACATTGGCCGAAGCAAATGTGTCAGTTCCGTCGGTCACCCGTACCGCCCGAAAGTTCTGGGCGCCTTGCTGAACCGCGGTAGCAATCTGGGTGCCCATGTCATACTTCCTAGGGATGATTGGCCCGAAATTGACTCCATAATCCAACATGGAACTTAGGATGACCGGAGTGCCAATTGGCCCCCATGTGGATGTACCCACCGCCCCTATGATATTGGTGGGAACACCATTCAAAATCAGATTCTGAGGAGGAACGATTTCCACGTAGAGGTCAGGTACTATTAGCGCGGTATTGTTGATCGTTCCAGCCTGAATGATTGGCATTGAGTATTAAACCTTAGTGACTCTTGATGATAAATAGACTTCCGAATATTTAACCGACCTCGCCTCGGAAAGCGGCTATGTCGTAAGGCCGTCTGAATGTGATCCCACGATCTGGCCGAGGTCCAGCACCGTAACTGACGCCATAGACCTGGCGTCTCGCGTCGGGAACCTGGTTAACCGATGGTCCGTCCAACGTGTAAGTAGAAGGTCTATTGGCCTTTTGACCTCCCGCGCCTTTACAAGAACGTCCGGATATAGTTATGAACAAGATCTCCAAACAGCATTACGGGCGCGGTAGCACATTCTATGGAGGAATATTCAAAATCATAACAAAGATCGCGCCTGTAAAGGAGCGCGTTCTGAGATTGATCGTAGACCTGAGTAGCAACATATCGGACACGTGCCTTTGTTCCGTCAGATATATCGATAAAAGGCGAAGCAGAACATGCCACATCTATCGTGGTACTAACTAGGTCGCGTAAAACGACCGACGGGCACCAACAGTTAACTTGTATTTCCCGACGTTGACGTCGCAGCGCCCGTTCCACCATTGCATTCGTAACCACGCGAGAAGTCAGCATCACAACACCAGGAATTGTAACGGTGGAGCCGTTTGACAGGGCGAGGCGATCCCCGCATATCAGTGTCGCCAGGCTTGCCGCGACATTTTCTATCATATCACTCGAGTCGACATTAAATATGTATGGCGTCCCATCAACGAGGAGTCCGACAATCTGGCCAGGCAGCACCACCCCCGAAAGGGTGACGCTTTGCCCTGTTACGGTTGCCATCAGAGCCGGAGGCGTGGCGGCGGTAAGAGAGCTATCTAGATAGACATCAAGTACTTGACCTGGTGTAGTTGTCGGAAATACGGTCACATTCACGATCCCGGCCGCCAGGTCTGAGTTTAGCGACGAAGGCGATGGCCATCCTCGATAAATCCTGCAAGTGGTACCGACACAGCTTGGTTTAGAGGTGCCGGACGGATATAATGCCGCCACGACTCCGCTGACGATAGCATTCTCAATATCGGATATATCAGCCATTACGTCGTCACACTTCGAACGTTAAGGCGCCAACCAAGATCGCTTAACTCCGTAGCTACGACTATCCCAGATGCCCCATATTCGTCAGTTATAATGTCGGCTGGCTCTATAGTCTGCCCGTGGATTGAGGGAAGTAAAGCGGTAACGGTTGGAATTCTTGTGTCGCCTGGGAGCTGGGTCGCAGACCTCCCCTCGGTCCCAGTGCCTAGCATGCTGACCGGCCACTCCGAAATCACATTGATTGTGGAACCCAGAGGCACCAAATTGCTTGATGTCGTGTTGTCCGGCGTTAACTGGCGCGCGATGGAAATAGTCTTATTTGCCTTTACGCAGAGAACTGGCAGAAGAGATTGCTGAGACACAATAAACCATATATCCTCATTCTGTACCAGATAATCTCCGACCCGTGTATACGAGCTATCAAAGTATCCTCGCCATAATGCGCTTCCATAGCCAACAGACTGATCAAAATTCCCATCACATCGGCTGAACACAACGTGCAACCGAAGAAACCGATTTGATCGATCGAGTGGGGTTGAGGAGCCCTCTGGCCTATACGCGTCTGTCATCTTGCCCAAAATATTCGCGGCGCGATTGAGTCCCCAGTCGAGACGATCCTGGAGATAAGATACGTTCATTCTATACGATCACGTTTGGACAATTAGAGCGAATTCCAGGACCGGGTGGAACTCCCAGGAACGAGCATAGACGGGTACGCCAGCCGTCAAATAGTTTCTCACGATCACGAGTTTCGTTCTGATTCCTGGACCAGATAGCAGCCCGGTCGGTATCCAGGCTCTCTGAAGATCGTGGAATCGCCTCTTCGAGACTCGCGAGAGTCACCAGGTAGTTTCTGATCACCTTTATTTCGCCATCCGCCAGATTGTTGAGTCGATACTCCAGCAACCCATAAATCTGAAAAAAGCGCCATGACGAAAAGCCTGAGGGCTGACTGCCGTACGCCGGGTAGCCGCAATGCCGTCTGGCATTTATCTTTTCATCAGACGTTAAAGACATCACGTGTTTGATCCGTCTCCTCGGGTAAAGAGAACCAATCCGCTACCAGAACTTAAAACGGCGGCGCAAAACGAAACCAGTGGACCGCACCGAAGTAGCACCTTGCTACTGGGTAAAACCGGTGTATCCCCCAGCGCCCCGGTTGAGGGAATGGTCGCCTGTAGGCTGGCGTCCGAACCAAGTCGGACGTATGCAATAGAGGAAGTCGAGTTCGTGATTAATACTGCTTCGCCGCTACCTCCGAGTTGAGTATTGCTGGAAGTGGTTCCTGATAGCAAAGCGACCGTTGCTACCGCCAGAAAAGGGTTACTTGATCCCGTCGACAAGGTGCGTTACCTCCGCCTTTTCAGCCTACGTGTTCAACTATAACTGCTCGTTTATAAAACCCATTTGTAGCGGTCGGAATGGTCGTGGGATTAGTCGTGGTGTCCGAAGGCGCACAAAAGCCACCCATCCAATACCAGGATTGAGCTATAATTTGCTGAAGACGATCAATTGGCTCTCGGGTTACCATTGCTACACCGTTCACCATCGTGACAATCGAATCTGAAGGCGCGACATCATGGGCCGCCATTCCCGCGAAATCTCCTTCGATGAGCGCACCGGCTCCGCAGATTATCGGACGCCTGATCATCACATTTGGAAGAATTGGATGCGGTTGGACGAAGACTTCGGTGGTCGGCATGAACCGCAGGCCAAGAAAATCATTTGTCATACCCTTGCGAAACACCTGGTTCGCTGAGGTGGCACCCTGGAACAACTGCTTGAAGTCAGGATCCGAAAACAATTGCCGAGCGGAAACCGGATCCAGGTAGCAATTATAAGCGCCATCAATCTCAGGCACCGCGTTGATACGAAGACGTGCCACTGAGTCGAGAAGACACGACATTGTCAGTGTATCAGTCGCGATAAGCAATGAGACGTTGCCGCGACCTGACGGTCGCATAATTGATGATGCCGTCGCCGACACGACGGAGTTACCCGCGGTCCCATCTGAAACCAATACACTTGTTGACAGTGTTAAGACACCGGAGATGCCGCCCCAGGTCGTCGATACATTGGTAGCGTCGGGCGTCGCCCCTACGTTGGTGTAGACGTCGGATCCAATCGTTACCGTCAATGGGTTCGAGGTGCTCACGCTTTGCTGGACACCATTCACGAATACAAACTGGAAGCCGCGAATATCATCGATCGCAACCGATGGCCCAGCGCTTGAGAGAGTGACTCTGATCCTCGAATTTCCGCCGAAATATGCAGAAAACAGAGCATTACGCGCAAGTTCATCAAGGCTCCGCGCTGCCTGCTCGCCGTTGGTATAAGCATTTTGCAGGAACTGTGACGCAATTCCAACACGGGAAGTAACCATGTTGAGGTCGGCGGTGGCAGCGTAGTGATTAATCGTAATAGTATACTGCTCGACGCCCCAGTTACCAGGCGTCAGTCCATTATCGAAGTTCGTGTTCGTCGCGGGAGAGAGTGGAGTGGTTACCGTTGGCTTGAGGCCGGCGCGCGTTTTGGTTAGCGTCTCACCAATTCCAACGGCGATTTCTTCTCGGTCGGCACATGCTCGATATCCAAGACGTGAGACGAGAGCCTGTTCGAATTCACGCTCCAGAAAGCCCTGTTGGATGATCGGTTGGAGCACGGCAGGAAAGTTCTGTATACCCATAAAGCTTTAAGTCTCTCTTGAAAATGATTTGTTTAGTCCTGGTATACGTGTAAGCTGAAGCGTCAGACTCTGGAGTGCTTGATTATGTTTGCCCGAGCGATTCGATACTCTTCGTCCGTCATGTCAGTCGCTAACTTCTGTCGGGTTGGTCTCGACGGTGGCACCTTTGCCGTGCTTGAGGAGGATGGTGTTGCGAATAGCCAAGGTTTTGTCCGTTTTAATTGATTGATCAATTCCGCGCCTCCCGGGATACCGCCATCTTCTTCCAACTGAATTTGACTGGCATCAAGGAACCGCAATCCGTCGAGATCGACAATTCCAGCGCGGACTGCTTCCACCTTTAATTCGGCGAGAATGACACGCTGCTCGTTCAAACGACGGCTTTCGAGAGTTTCTCTCTCTAGTCTATCGAGCCTTGACCGAAGGTCACCGTCTGTATCTTCGTTCATTTCGATATCTTGTGTAGAATCGGTCAAGTTCTTATCCTTCGGCCTGATCAGTAGCACATTCCGCCAATTCGTTGGCGACGTTGTCGATGTCGTAGGTATCCGCGATAGCTTTCATCGCGCTCTCCCGACTGATCAAACCGGCATTTATCAATGTCGCGAGAGTTGCCGCGTCCAGTTGGCGATCCGCTGCGGTCGTTGGATACCATCGAGGCCACTTCAGCGAAAGTGCCGTGGTCGGATCCATGGACAGTATATTGCCCGCGCTGGTTCGCAAGGAGTAGCGGAGAGATGCCCGAACAATCATTTTCGCCAGAGTAAGCAAGGCCACTTCGCCATATGTAATGCGAAGATTGTCGGCGAGCCAAAGAAGCCCTTGATTCATAAGCTCCAGCGCACGGCCAGATTGGGCGCCACTGAAGCGTTCCGGGCTGGCGCGATTCCCGTGTATGCCTTCGAGAGCAAGTTCTCTCAATGTGCGGACGTATTCTATCACCGCCGCCGCTGCGGTGCCGCCTATCTCCAGCAGGCGAGCATCACCCTTTTCGCTCACGACCAAGGCATTTCCCGCACCCTTGATGATGTCCGAATCCGCGCCAAGCGGTTCTTTAAGCAGCAATGTTGGGTCACTGCTGTATTTCAGCCCTCGTCCAGCCTGACTCAGCTGATAGTCGATTTCAATTTGTGTATCGATGGCCGCCCTGAATGTGCACATGCCATCATTGGGATCGCCCGTTGACGAATAGCCCGGAAGATTTCTGATCCAGACAACAGGCACAAAGCCAAGTCCGTGAGAGACAGTCCGGTTGAGATCAATCTCCACAGGAAGACCATTGTTCACGGGAGAAGGGACGAACCAGGTTTCGATGTCACCATCCCAGGTTCTTTGAAACCAATAATCTGAATTAAGATCGGGAACGTCGTATCCGTTGTTCGACAATTGAACTCCGGATACTTTGTAACGCTCCATGACCGTCAGGAGGGTATCGGGTTCCTTTGGATTCCAGACCGGCGTCAGATACGTCGTTTCCAACACCTGGAAGAATATTCTACCACTTAACACGCGCATTAAGATCGCGACGGACCCAACGGAGCCACGTATCGCCGCTTCGGTCATTATCATATTAAGGCGCGAGTCTTTGGCGATGCTCGCGAGTGAGCCCTGGGTTGCCCGATCAAGACAATCTATTGTTGGAAAGTGTCCCTCGCTGAACAGAAGAGATACACTATCCTCGACAACCACGCGGCAGAGCGGATATCTGACAGATGGCCTTCGCTTTCTTAGCGGAATATACTCGCCGGCCGCGCTGCGCTCGTCGTGGAAATCGTATGGCAGGATATCATACAATTGTCCGTTCAGCACCCTGATCAAGGTATCGAGTATCCATGATCGGGGAGAGTAGTCAGGGTCGCGTGCAATCAGATCGCAGATAGTATCGAACATTGAGTTAGGTGTGCCCGCTCTTTTCTTGAATTGTCCACCGCGTCAACGAGTGTTGAACGGCACAAACAAACGGCGGCCGCCGTCGGGAAAGTCGGATAGGGTGATGAATGCACGCGAGAGAGCATCTACCTGGTCGTCCTTCGTTCCCTGTGGAAATGACCGCAATTCATCTATAAAAACCTGGTTCCAAGGCGCTTCACGCATACAGAAGTTGCCCGCCTCAATCTGCGCGGCGGCCAACGACGCCCTGGATAGCTTGGAACCTTGCTCCCTTGACGTGTAAAGTCTGTACCCCGATAGGATAGACGATAGCGTGGCGATCTGTCCTTTCCCGGCCTGACCGGGATCTATTGGAAGACTAATAACGACCGCATGACCGTCTGACCGCGCGACGCTAAGGATTGTCTCCTGAACGATTCGAAAGTTCTCTCTAAATCTTATGACATCTTCAACCACATATCGTCCTCCTTCCTCCTGAACCAGCTTAAGTCCAACGGACCAATCGGGATCGTTCTGGGTGGACAGAGGAGTCGCGGCCAGGTCCCACGCCCGAACGGTCCGTACCGGAGCTGGTCCGCGTGCCTTATCCGGCGCGATTGACTGAAGCTGGCTCAGATTGAAGAGATGTCCCGCCGACGACTGGGGAGACTGTTGGAAGAGCGCCGACCATACTCGCGTGCCAACGACCGCTCGCTTTCTGTTTAGTGCTTCGAGAGGCTCCCACTCCGGCCACAGCGGGGCCCCGGGAGGCCTACCGATCGGATCATTTTGCTCGGCAATCGCTGGTAGACGGACAATGTGCCAGTCCTCGTCGCTTCTCGCGATCAATTGACCACCAAGGTCTTGCTCGTGCCATCGCGTCATAACAAGCACGACGCGTGCCTCTGGCTTAAGACGTGTTATCAACTCGGAGGTATACCAATCCCAGACATGTTGCCTGTGTTTCGCGCTATCTGCCTCGCCCATGGACTTCACAGGGTCATCGATAATGGCGAGATCGGCGCGTCGGCCGGTGATGGCGCCCCGGATGCCAACGCCGAAATACTCTCCCCCGCTGGTGGTTCGCCAATGCGTTGCCGAGCGGTCGTGTTCGCTAATGTTAAAGCCAATTCGATAATGGTGCTCGTTGATAAGCCCACGGATGGTGCGACTGAAGTGGTCAACGAGCGCGGCGGTGTGCGACGCCGCGATCACCGATGATCTCGGATGCTGTATAAACCACCAAATCGGAAATATCACGGACGCGTAGGTGGATTTCGCGCTGCCAGGTGGCATTAAAACCATTAGGCGCTTAATATCACCTTTGGTGACAAGGCTAAGCTTGCTAAGTAAAAATCGATGGTGTGCTGACAGAATAAGGCCGATGGGCGTCAGAACGTCCAACGCCCAATCAGTGAGGTTTGTTCGGATCTTTTCCCGTATGACTAATTCGTCGTGCAACCTTAAGAAGTCGTTCAGACAATTCGAAATCATTCAAACACGATGGGTCAGCTTCTGATGCAGAGTGTTGCGAGGTCTGGTCATGCCCCAGAGCCATGGTTTTCGCAGGAGTATTTTTTGTTTTCTGAGGGCCGTGCCGATCTCGGCTTAATCGAATGCGATACCAATCGGATCGGATGAGCGAGAACTCCGAAATTCAACTAAATTGACTGATACTTTAATTCATGCGGCGTCACGCCGTGAACATCATTTGTATGATAACGGTTTAGATAGCACAGATTGGGGTAACTGGGCAAGATGTTTCTTCCGGCCGCGATCAGCCGGATTCCGTCAGTGCCTTTAGGGAACTGATCGGTCGTGAGCGGGCCCGAGGCCATCCTTTGATTCGGCTATGAGGCCATCGCGTCTGCTTCGCGGCAAATTGTTTTGAGTTGTCCACATGATGATTAGGTAACCAATCCATCGACGAACGTGACCAGGATTTTCCTCGCCTATCCGGTTCAACCCCAGAACGAGGCCCTGACGAATCCTTAAGGTGAACTCGGAGAGATTTGTAACGATGACAAACCTACTGCCCGCCCACGAATCGCTCAAGCCAATGAATTGTGTAGTCTCCCGTTTGAAAGTCTTCGGCATCTACAATACGGCGATGAAGGGGTATCGTTGTCTTAATGCCCATAATGGCGAACTCGTCGAGCGCGCGCCTCAGCCGGTTGATCGCGTCCATACGAGTCGGTGCATGCACGATGAGTTTGGCGACCATGCTGTCATAAAAGGGCGGCACAAAGTATCCGGCGTATAGGGCGGAGTCGACCCGAACACCGAGCCCGCCCGGGGCGTGGAAAGCGGTCACTCGTCCGGGCGTGGGAATGAATGTTTCCGGATCCTCTGCTGTGATGCGGCATTCTATGGCGTGGCCGGAGAACGTGATTTCCGACTGACCGTATCCAAGCGCCACGCCGGTAGCGATACGGATCTGCTCTCTGACCAGATCAACGCCACAAATCATTTCGGTCACGGGATGTTCAACCTGCAAGCGAGTATTCATTTCAATAAATGCAAACTGGCCATCCTGGTACAGGAACTCCATTGTACCGACATTTCGATACCCAAGCTTCTGTAATGCGTCGGTTGCGGTCTTGCCCAGGGCGTCACGCTTTTCTGGCGATATCGCCGGGGAGCCAGCTTCTTCGAGAAGCTTTTGATGGCGCCGCTGCAGGCTGCAGTCTCGTTCACCGAAATGCACCACTGAGCCATGTGAGTCAGCAAGGATCTGCATCTCGATGTGCCGCGGGCGATCGAGATATTTTTCGATATAGACCGCGTCGTTGCCGAACGCCGCGTTCGCTTCCGCGCGGGCAACGCCGAATGCCTCCTCCAGGTCCTCTGCCCCATGTGCCATCTTCATTCCTCGGCCGCCTCCCCCGGCGGCCGCCTTGACGATCACCGGGTAGCCAATCAGGCGGGCGACCTTATAAGCCGTGGCCAGGTCGGGTACGGCTCCATCAGAACCGGGCACGAGCGGCACGCCGAGCGAGGCCATCGCGGTTTTCGCCGCGATCTTGTCTCCCATCATTCTTATATGTGCCGGGGAAGGTCCAATAAACGTGACCCCGTGTGCTTCGACCATTTCCGCGAAACCGGCATTCTCCGAAAGAAACCCGTACCCTGGATGGATCGCGTCCGCGCCAGTGATCGAAGCCGCCGAAAGGATCGCGGCGACGTTAAGATATGAGTCGCGTGCCGCGGGTGGGCCGATACAGACGCTCTCATCGGCGAGGCGGACGTGCATCGCATCTGCGTCAGCTGTCGAATGAACCGCGACTGTCGGGATACCCAGCTCACGGCAAGCACGTTGAACCCGTAACGCTATCTCGCCGCGGTTCGCGATCAGGATTTTCTGGAACAAATCGGTGCCTTATTCCACGATCATTAGCAATTCGCCGTATTCGACGGGTGTACTGTTTTGAACGACGATCTTCGTTACGATACCCGCCCTTGTCGCCTTGATCTGATTGAACGTCTTCATCGCTTCGATCAATAGCAACGTTTGGCCGACCGAGACCTGCTGACCAACTGCCACGAAATTGGGCGCGCCAGGCTCGGGAGCCATAAATGCCACCCCCACCATTGGGCTCGTAACCGAACCAGGATGGTTGGCGCTTGCGTCGCCTCCAGGCGCGCCGACGTGTCGCGAGATGGGCTCCGGCGAGACGACACCGGGTGGCAACGTGGCTGACTGCGCCGGGGCAGCGGCCGCCGCGACGCCTCGCACTACCCGTATCCGAGTGTCTTTGTCCGAGAGTTCGACCTCGGTCAGTCCATTTTCCGCCATAACGGCCGCGAGTTGACGAATTTGCTCGGGATCGGTCGGAATTCTGGTCACGTATCTTCCTCCAGCGACTCTATTATTGCTCATGTCTCGGCAGGATTGCGCTGAATTCGATGTCCAAGCCTCACGGCGGTCGCATCCCAGACAGCGGGCAGCGCTGGCAGAGGTTGATCCGCAGACAGTATCACCTGCGTCACCTGGGGGTCCTGCCGTGGATGGGACATGCAGCCCAGTTCGCGACCGCCGCACACGGTTCGGTCGTCGTGGTACAGTGCGCAACCGTTGAGGTGTCCAGGATTATGATAAGCGGGCGGCGATCGACGTTCGACATGCCTGCGGCCTAGCATGGTTGAACGCCAGGGTCCAATTCGGGCTCTGGGGGCGGCCGCTGACAGTCGCGGCTGTCCGTGGCAGGTTTATATCGCGGCGTCGGTCGGGGCCGACGATTGGGCGGGAGGAGCCGGTATGAAAGTCGGATTCGTTGGAGTTGGGAACATGGGTGGCCCCATGTGACGGAATATAATCCGAAACACAAATCACGAAGTCGTGGTGTTCGACCTTAATGCCGCCGCGCTGAAGGAATGCACCGATCTCGGAGCTTCCGCGGCGGCCTCCGTCGCGGATCTGGCCAGCCAATCCGACGTTGTGATCACGTCACTGCCGATTCCAAGTGCCGTTGAGGAAGTGGCGCTGGGTAGCGGGGGTGTGGCGGCAAACGCGAAAGCCGGAACTGTGTTTATCGATCTATCGACCAACTCCCCCGAGACCGCGAAGCGCGTGAACGAGGGGATGCGGCGCAGAGGCGTCGCGATGTTGGAGGCGCCAGTCTCCGGAGGCACCGCGCGGGCAAAGGACGGCACTATCGTTATCATGGTGGGGGGTGACATGCGGGTCTATGAGCAACAGTTGCCGCTTCTGAGGTCCTTTAGCAGCGAGGTGGTTCACGTTGGCGACATCGGGATGGGTTCGACCGCCAAGTTGATCAATAATATGCTGGTATTTTGTAACTCGGCCACCGCGGCCGAAGCGCTCATGATTGGCAAGCGGGCTGGGATCGATCTTCTGAAGCTGGACTCGGTAATCCGTAACGCCAGTGGCATGTCGTCCGGATACGCCAATATGGCGACGAAGGCTTTGAAGGGAAATTTCGAGGCGACCTTCGCCCTGGATCTTGCCCACAAGGATTTACGTCTTGCCCTCGAAATGGCCAATCATCTCGGCGTGCCGGGTCTTATAGCGCCACAGGTCATGAGCTTGATGCGGATGGCGAGGGGAATGGGGCTTGGGAGTCGTGATTCATGCTCAATGATCAAGGTCTATGAAGCTGCTCTGAATGAGGAGGTTCGTGCCTGACCGATGGTGTGACAGGCCTTTCGATTTGGTATGATCCCTGCCGGCGGAGCGATCTGCCTCAGGTCGTCACCCCGGTGGCTTTTTGCACAGTGCTCCAGGTTTGCTCGCCGAACTTCTTCCTGGCGAGCGCGTAATAGCCTTGGCGGCGAAGCACGTCCCGAAAGCTGGCGAGATCAACCTCGTTGAATTTCATGCCAGTTCTGGCGAGTGATGTTCGAATACCGTCTTCCATCTTCGCGCTCGCATCCCGTTGCCGCTGAGCGGACCCGTTAACAGTATTCGCGACGATATGCTGCAAGCGTTCGGGAAGCTTTCTCCACGAGGCTGGATTAACACATACCCATAAACCGTCCCAAATATGATGCGTCAGGGCGCAATAGCTCTGAACCTCATTCAGGCGCGCATATTCGACGACGGGCAACATTCCTTCCTGACCGTCTATCTGATGATGTTCCAATGCCATGCGGAGATAGGGGAGGGTGATGACGACGGGGACGGCTGAGAGCGCACGAAACATGTCCATTTCATCGGTGTCAATTTGTGTTCGAATCTTCAGGCCGACGATATCCGGCGCGGCCTGTATCGGGCGTCTTGAAGTCGTGATGTGCCGGAAGCCAAAATCCCAGATCTTGTCCAATACTTCCATGCCAAGCTGGGATGGAAATTGAGAGCGAATCAACTTGCCCAGATCCCCGTCGATAGCGGACCAGACACCCGCGTAATCGTCGAACAAGAAGCCGATAGACGGGATTGAGCATAAGGTCAGCATAGGTGCCAATTGTGCGCAGGTTGCCACGGTCATCTCCATGGTACCACTTCGCACCTGCGCGATTAAGCCGCTCTGTATGCCTGCGCGTCCCTCCCCGATGACCGAAAGCTCCATTTGGCCATCCGATCGCTTCGAGATTGCCTCAGCGGCCTCAAGCAGATTCCGGTGTAGTGGCGTGTCGAGCGGCGCGACATGACCGATCCGCCAGCTTATCTCGGCCGCGTGTGCATATCGGGTGATTATCGGCGACGCCAACCCCGAAGCGGCGATCCCGAGCGTAGTCCGTCGAGAGAGTTGTTTCATCATTATGTACCAGCGTCCTGGAGTGGGTTCCGTTGGCGCGTGAAACACATCTCTCGCGGCAAGCGGTCTTCGGTCGGGAAGGCATATTTGTTCAGTTCGGGCGGTTGCGTGTGATGACGCGACCTCCGCGAGCATTGGTCGCGCCGGTTCCATGGACATAGGACGACTGGCCGTTGACCCACGTTTCCAGGATGCCTTCCGCCGGAACAGCCGGGCTGGCGAAAGTGGCGGTATCGCGAACGGTTGTGGGATCAAACAGCACGAGATCGGCGAAGGCACCGGCACGGATGACCCCTCTGTCAACCATCCCGAACACCGAAGCCGTGTGGCCGGTCATTTTTCTCACCGCGTCTTCCATGCTGAACAATCCCAGATCCCGGGCGTAATAACCAAGGACACGGGGGAAAGTACCCCAAAGTCTGGGATGCGGAAAAGTGTCATGCGGCAGGCCATCGCTGCCAATCATCGCCAGATGATGGGACATGATCCGCCTGACGTCTGCCTCATCCATCTGGAAGAATATGCCGCCGGCTGGTAACAAGCGAACAGCGGCCTCACGATCCGAGACGTTCCATTCCTTGGCTATCGAATCAAGCAACCTGCCCGACATCTCCGGATGGGGAACCGACCATGTGATCTGCACGGGGACGTCCTGCCGCAAACGCTCCGGTATCAGAACCGTTGAACCCGCCACGTAGGGATAAACGTCAAACGCGACGTCCTGATCCATGGCGCCGCGATCAATGGCGGGCAAACTTTCCACCGACCGCCCAAAATTTTCAGGCATCGTGCATTTATGATGACTAATCACCACGGGCACATCGACAGAGCGACCGATATTTAGTGTTTCCTCGATCGAAAGCAGCACGTCGTCAGCCTCGTTTCGCATATGCGTCACATAGATACCCCGGGCGGTGCGCAATGCTTCCGCGACAGCGATAACCTCGTCCGTCGGGGCATGCATACTGGGCGGGTAATATAGGCCAGTCGAGAATCCCGATGCTCCTTGAGCAAGCGCTTCCGCCAATTGGCCACGCATCCGTTCGGCCTCTTTGTCAGTCGCTGGGCGAGCGGTGTCGTTGTTCATCGCGCTAACCCGCAAAGACATGTGGCCAATCAGCGCATAGGTATTGACCGGGGCAGGGGTACGTTTCAGTTGTTCCGCGTACGAGGCGAAACTATCAAACGTCCAGAATGTCTCATCACCCACCAGATCGAGTGGCGGCGGCGGACGAGTGGTCATCCGGACCGGCGAGAGCGAAATACCACAGTTCCCGACAACGACCGTTGTCACGCCTTGTGACATTTTACAAAGCATGCAGGTAGGACCGCATAGCACGGCCCGATCATCGTGGGTGTGTGCGTCGATGAAGCCGGGGGCGACAGCCTTGCCGGTAGCGATCACCTCTCGGGTCGCGGAAAATGACCCCAGGTCTCCGACAGCCAAAATGCGGTCGCCGACCACCGCGACGTCGGCCTTGAATCGTGGCGCGCCGGTCCCGTCAAAAATGGTACCGTCACGTATGATCATGTCGCAGCGCGAAGCCATTGCGATCTCCTGTAAGGCCCGTAGGTGCAGGATGCCAGAACATCGGCTGATGGAGAACCCGGCCAGAAGACTTCGCGGATCGCTGATGGCCGTTCGCGAAGCACGCAGGGCTATTATTGGAAACGCTCTTATCGTGAACTCTGTTGATACGGGCCGAGACCGGCGGCTCCCATGATCCACGCCTCCTGAGTGGATCCGTTGCCAAGTGCTTCGATCGTTCTTCGCCAACTCAGATAATTGGGT